CGTTCAATATTCCGAACGCCGACAAGGAACACGCTACCGGCGCTGTTGCGTATCATCACCTTAATGCGCCGGATCAAACTGGTTCGCCTGCCGCTACTGCGCAAGCACTCCGCGACGCTGGCATTCCCGGCATCCGGTATCTGGACCAGGGCAGCCGCGCCGGGGGCCGGGGCACCAGCAATTACGTCGTGTTCAACGACGCGATCATCGACATTCTGCGCAAGTATGGCATCGCCGGGCTGATAGCCGGCGGCGGCGCGGCAGCGGCGGCAGGCGGCCGCAAGGATGACAGCGGAAGCTGATCTGCCGGCCCAGCTACGGGATGAGGGCACGCCGCTTGCGGTAGCGGCGGCGGACGAGATCGAGCGCCTCCGGGGCGAGGTGACGCACCTCGAGGCGAAGTTGGCGCTGACCTTGGGCGGCATGCACCGCCACCAGCGCGACGAATACGAGACGATAACCTTCGAATGGAATGTGCCGCCGAGCGGGCCGGGGCACGAGGTTTCACGTGAAACGCCCGGCAAGGAGGACTGAGCCATGGCGCTGCATGTGACTACGCCGCACGCAGAGGTGCCGACACCGGGCCCCGGCGGCATCCAACAGCCGAGCGCGCACAAGCGTGAGCCGCTGCCGCCAGGCGTGTTGCCCGGTATCACCGACACCGACCCGCCACCGCTCAACCCCGCGACCATCATCGAGAACGGCCGGGTGTGGGTGGACGAGAGCAAGCTGCACCCGCAGCCGCACCATACCAGCCATGGGAGCGCGCCAGCGGCACACTAGATGAGCGAGACACAGACTGAGGCGCTGGAGCCCCAGGCCGCTCCAGCGCCCTCTGAGGCCCCGGAAACACCATCTCCGGAGGAACAGGCCGCAGCGCAGCAAAGCGCGCTCGAAAAGCGCGTCGCGACCATGTCGGCGCGCATGGGCAACCTGGGGCGCGAGCGTGACGAGCTCCGCGCCAGGGTGGCCCAACTCGAGGCGGGCTTGCGCACCCAGCAGCCCAGCCAGCAGCTGGACCCGCAGATCGCCGCCGCCATCCAACAGCAGGCCCAGCAGATCAGTGCCGGCGAGCGGACGCAGGAGAAGATCCGATCGTTTCATGCGGCGGGGAAAGAGGCGTACCCGGACTGGGCACAGCGCTGCGACGACCTCCAGGCGATGGGCGCGGATCCGCAGTTTGCGGAACTCCTCGTGGAGATGGACCAGGGGCATAAGGTGGCGGCGGCGTTGCGTGACGATCCGGAGCAACTGGAGCGTATCGCGTCGCTGCGCGGGGAACGAGCGAGAGCGATCGCGCTTGGGCAGTATGCGGCGAAGCTGGATGCCCAGCCGACACGGGCCGTCAGCAAAGCGCCGCCCCCGCCAAAACCGATCCAAAGGGGCGGTGGCGTCGCACCGGCTTTCAACGAGTATGGCGAAATCGATGCGTCCAGCCTCGCAGACTTCTACTCTCGCCAGGATTTGGAAAAGCGCAGGGCAATCAACCGGAGATAGCGATATGGCAAGGGACATGCGGCGCGACACCGCGAAGAGCGGCGATGGCAACGACACCAAGATGCCGTGGCATGATTATCCGTCGTTCAGCAGCGGCGGCAATGAAGCTGGCGGCAAAACCGAGAGCATACACAGCAGTCGGGCAAGCAAGTCGGCAACCACGCAGCGAGAGGAGATCGAGGTGATCCGGAGAATGCCGTGATGGCAAAGCTGGTCGCGACTGGTACTGTCCGCAGAGGCGATACCGGCAAGCCAGTGGCACGCTTCGCGGCGGTGCCGAAGGCAGACGTGAGGGATAAGGGCAAGGTCGGCATGGCGGCAATGCGGAACACATTGGCAAAGGCCGATGAGCGATATCAGCGCAAGGGGAAGAAGTGATGGGCAACGGCAAAAAGGACGCACCGCCGTTTGGCGATAAAGGCACCACCAGCGGCACCGCACGGGCAATGGCAAGCCATGCCAAAGCGTTTCGCGGGCGGCTGGCGGGGTTGGACACGTATAAGGCCCCAGCCGATACCGGTAGCAGCGGGCGTATGCCAAGCGCCAACAGCCGTGGCGATACCGTGAAGCGGCTTGGTGGTAATAGCGGGCCGCGCAGCTTTAGCCCGATCAAGACGTAGGACGAGGACGCCCGCGATCTGCCGAACTGATAGCACCATGTTTCTTGATGTCGGTGAGTTGTAGGTTCTCGATGCGATTATCTTGCGGATCGCGATTGATGTGATGGACATGCTCAGCAGACAAGAGCGTACGGCCAAGGTGACGTTCCATTATGATCCTGTGCAAAAGCTTCCTCTCGCCGGCAATCGTGACACGCAGATAAGGCTTTGGCGGCGGTCCTGCTGAATAGGCCAACGAGCGACATTGTATGCTACAGAATTTTCTCTGCTTGAGCCGAGATGGAGGTGTCGGGACGGCTTTGCCGCATTGGGCGCAGGGCACGCTGGTTGAAGCATTGTTATGTGCTTTCTTCCCCCTGATTGCGGCAAGACGCCGGTTCTCTCGGTTGGGACGCGTGGCGATGGAAGTACATCTGCGAGAGCAAAACCGCGCCGTGTTGCGTCGATATGGCTTGATCGAGAAGCAGCCACCACAGTATTCGCATTCCAATAGGAGTGGCATGGATGCCTCTTAAGACCGGAACGAGCAAGAAGGCCTTCAGCCACAACATAAAGACCGAGATTGCTGCTGGCAAGAGCCCCAAGCAAGCAGTGGCAATCGCCTATAGCAAGAAGCGCGCGAGCCAGCGCAAGAAATAGGATCCCTGCCGGGAAGGGGTTTTCGCGCTCCCCTGAACGGCGCCGTGGTCCCGTGGCGTTCCCGGCTAGGGACGGGGCAAACGCTTCCGGCGAGCGTCATCGCCGTGTGTCCGCTCCGGTGACGGCTAAATCATCGTGTGGTCCTGCAGGCGGACCCGGAAACTCCTGTGCAACCACAACGTGCCTATGACTTCTTGATCCAGCCAGCGGGCGGCGCAGCGACCTCCTCCCGACTGCGCCGTCCCGCAACTGGATCAAGATCACGAAGCTGGAGCCTGAAGCCGTTGGCACTCCACAACACAGGAGTGACAGATGGCTGTCGCGAGCAACACCCTACTCAACATCAATATGATCACGGCAAAAGCGCTCGTGATCTTGCACCAGAAGTTAAATTTTGTCGGGTCGATCAACAGACAGTACGAGGATAGCTTCGCACAGGCCGGCGCCAAGATCGGATCCAGCATCCGGATCCGTATCCCGGTGCAATACACCGTCAGCACCACACCAGCCCTCGCGGTGCAGAACTCGGTGGAAACGAATACGACGCTGACACTGAGCAATCAGTACCACGTCGACTTCAGCTTTAGCTCCGCTGAACTCACGCTGAACATCGATGACTTTGCGGCGCGGTACTTGGAGCCTGCGTGTACGGTGCTGGCCGCCAATGTCGAAGCACAGTCGTTGCTGCAAGTTGTGCCGGCAGTCTGGAACATGGTCGACGGCCACGGCGCCGCGCAGACGTTCCGCAACGTGCTCACGGGGCGCAAGATCCTGCTTGATAACCTCACGCCGCAGGATCTGCAGTGGCAATTGAGGATCAACACCCAAGACAACGTCGATATGGTGGACACGCTGAAAGGCCTGTTCCAGCAGCAAACGCAGATCGCACGACAATACGTCGATGGCGTGATGGGGCTGTCAGGCGGCTTTGAGTGGGCCGAGAATACCCACCTCAACACCTACACGCGCGGCGCCCAGAGCGGCTATCTGGTGGGCGCTGGCGGCCAGACGGGTAGCACGCTGGCAGTTACGACAGGAACCGGCACCGGCAATGCTGGCGACGTGTTTACGATCGCGGGCGTGTTCAGGGTCCATCCGGAAAGCAAGGTGGTCACCAACCAGTTGCAACAGTTCGTGTTGACAAGCTCAGCCGCCGCTGGTGCCGGAACGTGGAATATCGCGCCGGCCATGACGACGACCGGTCCGTATCAGAACATCAACGCGTCCCCCGGCGCAGGCGTGGCAATCACGTTCCTGATGGCGGCCAGCACGGCTAGTGGGCAGAGCATTTGCTACCATCCGGATTTTGCCACATTTGGGACTGCCGACCTAGTCATGCCCGGCGGCGTCGATATGGCCGCAAGGGCGCAGAAGGACGGCCTGTCGATCCGTGTTGTGCGGCAATACGACATCAACAACGACGTGCTGCCGTGCCGCTTGGACATCCTCTGGGGTGTCGCCGCTATCCGCCCGCAACTCGCGTGCCGGCTGATCGCGAACTGAGGAGGGCGACATGGCGCAATATCCCACTGTCACCTACCCGTCAGGACGGGCGATCAACTACAATCTCGGCACCGGCATGCACGACCTGACGGCAATGGTGAACGGCGCCGGATGGACGGCAAATACCTATACCGCTCGGGCAGGCGGTGGCCGTGCCAATGCCACCATCCTTAATGCTGCTGTGAACCTGATTGCGGTGTGCGCCACAGCGGCGGATAGCGTGAAGTTGCCGCCGGCCGTTGGTGGTCAGGTGATGTGGATCATCAACGCCGGCAGTGCGGCATCGCAGATGTTCGCTGCCGATGGCACCACCGACACGATCAACGGTGTAGCGGCGGCAACCGGGGTGTCACTCGCAGCCGGCAAGGCGGACGTGCTGATGAGCCCGCTGCCAGGGGCGTGGTTCTCGGTGACGGGCGCATGAGCGAGAAGCGTCGGTGGATACGCCGACGCTGCGCGGCACCGCTGGTGGCGGCCGGGGCTTGGGCCACTAGAAGGGAAAGCGATGTTCAGTCCAAGCAGTAGCACACAAACGCTAACCGTTGGCGCGAGCTCGGTGTCGTGTCCGATCGACCCGAGCGATAGTGTGGTATCGTTACTCGCAGTCGGAAACGCCGTCGTGTTCGTTCGCATCGGCGCCGGGCCACAGACGGCAACGATCACGGATTATCCGATACTGCAACCGACTCTCCTGCCCGCCTACTCGGGGGCAGATACCCTGGCCGCCATCAGCCCCGGCGCCGGCACCGTGACGCTCTACGTCACAACGGGGCATGACGTGTGATCTCCACTGTTGGCGACCTGATAAACATGGTGCTCAAAGTGTCGGGCATCCTGGGCGTTGGCCAAACGGCCGTGCCCGATGACTTGACGACCGGGCTGGACTGGCTGCGCGCGATCATCGGCCAGTGGCAGAAAAAGCGCTGGCTGGTGTTCGTGGAGCAGACCGTGAGCGTGGCGAGCTCCACCGGCGCGCAAACCTACAGCATCGGGCCGGGCTGCGATTTCAACATCGGCGGCCGGCCTGATCACATCGCCCGCGCCTATGTCAGGATCATCCCCGGCGTGCCGCCGAACCTCGTGGATATGCAGCTCGAGGTGATCGAGGCGCGTGAAGATTACGAGCAGATCAGCATCAAGACCCTGCAGACGACCCCGGCCATGGTGTTTTACGAGAGCGGCTACCCGACCGGGCGAGTGTATTTCTGGCCAGTGCCACCGGCCGGGCAATACGGACTGTATCTGACCCTGAAGCTGCCGCTGCCGACCTACATTTCGCTGGCCGATCCGATCGCACTGCCGGACGAATATCTCGAGGCGCTCATCTGGTCGATGGCTTGTAGAATGCAGGCGTCGTACGGATTGCAAGTACGGCCAGACCATATGGCGCTTGCTAAGCAGGCAATCAACACTTTAAGGCAAGCGAACTCACAAATTCCTCAATTGGCAATCCCTGCGCCGGTGGGACGCATTCGAGGAGACACATCGCTTGTTGGGCCGGGATTGGGACGTGCATTCGTGCTCGACCAGGGCGCCGTCCTTTGACTATCGGAATGGGCTGTAATCGCCAAAGGCGGCTTTGGATGCCAACTTATATGCCTCATGTGCCAGCTCAGCAGTATCAAACACGCCGATGTGGCGCATCCTTGGGCCATCCTTGATCTGTGCTCTGAATTTACCGCCAGGCAGGAGGCTGACGCCAGGAAGGCCGCCGCTTCCTGCCGGTTTGATGGCATTCATGCGACTTTGCCGATGGTTCACGCTCCGTAAGTTCTCAATGCGATTGTTTGAAGGATTGCGGTCGGCGTGATCTACGAGATGCGGCTCTGTGCCGTGATGCATCTTCCATATAATACGAGACACAAGGATCTTGCGATGGAGCAAGTTGGTATAAAAGTACCCATTTTTGAATGGTGCTCCAGCCGGTTTGCCGGCTTGCTTGGCATTCCAAGCATTAGATGCATGGAGGCTTCTGAAGTGCTCTCGTGGTCTTTCCCGCCACCGCAGAATGCCGGTGTCTGGCGCATAGTCAAAACACTGGCGCAGATAATCGGCGGCTGGCAGCGTGCGAATAACCTTGGGCATGGGTGTTCTCCATCGCTCTTGGCCAGGATGCGGCTGGGCGGTCGCTCGCCCACCGCATCCGCGGGAATATAGCACATGATCACAGCAGACGGCACGGCGGTCTACCCGTGGAACCACGGCGAGACGCTGACAGCCGCTGCGCTGAATGCCGCTTTCGCGCAGTCAACCGGGGCCTATGTCGGCACCGGAGCTCCCGGCGCGCCGGCCATCGGCACGGTCTGGTACAACAGCGGCACCGGGCTGGTGTCGATCTGGGACGGCAGCGCCTGGCAGCCCACCGGTCCTGCCACATCCGTTGGAACTACGGCGCCGGCATCGCCCATCGTCGGCGCGCTCTGGTTCGATACCACGGGTGGCCTGCTTTACATGTGGTACGACGACGGCAACTCGAAACAATGGATCAACGTCAATAATTACAATGCGCCGTCTCCGGCAACGGGAGCGTATCTACCGCTGACCGGCGGCACGCTCACAGGCGCCCTGGCCGGCACCACGGCATCGTTCAGCGGCAACCTGGCAGGGCAAGTTACCTCTACCGGTTCGTCGACCGCGCGACTGCTGGCGGATCGCTGGCACGATGTGGTCAATGTCAAGGATTACGGCGCACCGCTAAATGGCACGACGTTCGATGACACCGCATTTCAGAATGCCAGAGCGGCGGTCGGAACTGATGGCTCGGTGTATGTGCCCTACGGCAACCAGCGGGTCAGCGCAGCACCGACAACAGGACCAACAACGCAGGTACTGTGGCGTTATGACGGGACACACATCGGTACTGGTACGGCTACCCCAGCAACCGGCCTCGGCACTGATGTGGTGGAGAATTTCTTCCAGGGCAACAAGTTCTTCGGGCGCAGCAACAGCTTCGCGGCGGTCAGTCCGGTGTTGCGCATCGACAGCACGGTCAATCACTCGGGCGGATCGGCAGCCAACAACATATCAGCTGTCAAGGTGAATGCGACCAATTCCGGCACGGCAGGCGAGAGCACGATCGGCATCGCTACGGTGCTAACAGAGAACCGTGGATCGCTCGGTGCGAATGCCACCAGCGTCGCGGTGACCGGATATACCGTGCGGACAGCTAATACCAATATCCTGAGCTACGGCGCCAACTTCTACATCAACGATACGACCGGCAATGCATCAGCCACCAGTGGTCAGGCAGTCGGCGTTGAGATGGATGTACTGGCGAATGGATTGGATAATGGCGGTCTGGCTGGGCCATATGTTCCGGCGGGGCAAGGCATCCGTACGATTTGTAGCGTTATCGGCGCGCAATCCAATACCGGAGGAGCGGATACTGAGATCGGCTGGGGCGTCGCTGTCGGGCCAACCAGCGGATCGTCGCATGTCATCTTCAAGCGGGCAATTGCGGTAACCGGCCAGTTCAATATCGCGGCGTTTTCGACACAGTATGCCGTGCAACTGGCCGGTGCGAATGCGGTTTGGCTCAACACCGGGCACATACTTGCCATGGACATCGCCGGCACCGGTGGCGCGGCCAATCTCAGGTTATCATCGAATGGCAGTGTGCTGACCGTAGCCGGTGGGCAGGTGGCGATCAGCGCGCTGCCCGGTACGGCGTCTTATGCTAACGATGCAGCGGCGGCGACCGGCGGCGTGGCGGTGGGCCAACTCTATCGCAACGGCTCTGCGGTAATGGTGAGGGTCACGTAAGATGCTGGACTTCCCTGGTTCACCAACACTCGGTCAGCAATTCACCGGACCGAATGGGATCTTCGCGTGGGATGGGGGGAAGTGGGCGCCGGCCGGCGTAGGTGCCTTGCCATTTCTGCCGTTGGCCGGGGGAACGATGACCGGCCCGCTGACGCTCTCGGCCGATCCTGCGGCGGCGTTGCAGCCGGTGACGCTGCAATATTTCAACGCGCATTATGCCGGGGGCACTGGTCCGTATCTGCCGTTAGCCGGTGGTACGCTCACGGGACCACTGAACGCCGTTGGTTTGTCGGCTAGCGGCACGGTGAGCGGTGCAGGCTTCACGACCTTGCTTGCGCCTTATGCGCCATTGGCATCACCGGTATTGACCGGCACGCCTGCGGCCCCGACGGCGACCGCTGGCACCAATACCACTCAACTTGCCACGACGGCCTTTGTCACCACGGCGGTTCCTGTCGCATCCTCTACACTGCCGATTATGGACGGGACTGCCGCAGTCGGCACCGGTGCGACATGGGCGCGTGCTGATCACGTGCATCCGACTGATACAACGCTCTATCCAATGAGCAATCCGTCTGGCTATGTGAATGCAGCAGATGCAGCTACAGCCGCTCCTGTGCAGTCAGTGGCTACACGTACTGGTGCAGTTACACTTACCCATACGGATATCACCGATTGGACCACAACATTAGCAGCATATGCACCGATAAACTCACCGACATTTACCGGCACCGTTGCACTTCCCGGTAGCTTCGCTTCAACAGGAGGCGGCTTCGATTTCACCGCTGCCTCCGGCGTTGTGGCAATGCATGTGGATGATCCGACTGCGGCGCATCCCGGCCTGCGATTTTCTTACTCCACCGCGTCAAACACGTGGACTTTGAGTGGAACCAGCAATACGAATATCCTCATCGCACCCGGTGGTGCTGCTCAGTTCCAATGTGCCAATGTGCTCATAACAGGTGGTGCGATCAGCGCTACCACGATAGCTGCCACCACGTTTACGACAGCCTATTCCGCCAAGTCTGGCACATCGTATTCGGTGGCGGCCGCCGACTGTTCCCTGGTTATTACGCCGACTGCTGCCTTCACAATAACATTGGGAACCGCTACCGCTGGTCGTGTCCTTAACCTCTTAAATCAGGCGGCGTTTGCAATATCTAGTGCGACCGCAAACGTTGTGCCATTGGCAGGAGGCTCCGCTGCGACAACGCTACTTGCAGCGACTGCGGGAAAGTTCTGCACGTTGCAAGGAAATGGCACCAATTGGCAGATCATGAATGCTAACTGAGGAGAACTGACATGGCTGCGTTAGATACGACCGGTGGTACGATAACTCCTGGCACATTGAATTTGGCGGGTACCGTCGGTTCGTGGGGCGCCTACAACTATGGTCAACAGCTTCTGGTGACCGGACCCGGCACCAATCCAACAACAGCCATAGCTGACTCCACAGGAGCAAATTGGCTTGCGTTCACAAATTCTGCGGGTGGGTTGTTGATTTCCGGAATGCCTGCAACGTCGGACTCTACGACACCGCCTGTACAATTAGCTGGGCTGTCTGCTGGCGGACAATTCTCCGTTGGATTTAATTCGCAGCCAGGAGGAACTAAGTTACAGATTGGTCCGGTAACCGACTCATCAAGCAGTCCTGGGTACTTCGTATCAGTACAGAAGACGTTTTCGGGAACGGGAGGAACAACCGGAACTGCCCCAGCAACTTTACGCGTTCAAGGTAATGTAACAGGTGCGTCACCGAACTTCAGCGTATACAACGTCAGCTCTGTTATGACGCTTGCGACGACAGGACTGAATTCCAATACTCTGCCGACTGGGATTAATTCTCTGGTAACACGCACATCCGGCGCGACAGCATCCTGGCAATATCAGGGCCAGACAATAGACCAAACAGGACTTCCACCATCTGCATCCGCGCAGTCCGTCGGCATGGCTTTGCAATTGCAGCAGAATGGTCCTGATGGAGCTAATGTATACTTTAATCCCGCATCCGGTGGACGATCCATATTAAGTTTGAATGCTGCAGATTATATCCCGCCTTCATGGGCTGCGCTTACTGCTTATGCTTCTGGTGCAGTGGTGACGCCGGGAAATGGATATGTATATATTGCAACCACGGGAGGAACATCTGGGAGCACGGCGCCGACTTGGCCCACATCGTCAGGAACAGTAGCTGACGGTACGGTAACCTGGTCGTTCGGCACAACTCAAGCAAGCGTTGTGAGCCGTGCCTTGTCCATAGGAGGCCCAACATTTGGCGCTGCAATTCTTGCCAATGCAGCATTTACGAATGCTGTACTAGACTTCAGTCATTCTACGCTGGCAACTTCTGTGAATGCTAATGCCGCTGGCATTCGTTTAACATCAAATATGCCTATCGATTTTTCTGCTGACGGTACAGCCGCGGGACAGAACGTTCGAGTGCTGCGATATAATTCTAGCGCAGCTGCTTTCCAGTACGTCAAGTCAGGAACAGTTCAGTTTTCCATAAGCGATACTGGGAGTGTTACTATTACTGGCGCGCTGGTAAACCAGACGTTTACAGGTACGACCGATCTTGGTAGTGGCTCAGTCACGGGAGCAGCCTTGGCATCTTATCTTGCATCTCCTCCGAACATTGGTGCAACGGCTCCAGCGACGATCGCTTGCACTTCGTTCACGGCAACTTGTTCTATGCAGACTGGCACAAGCTATACCATAGTCCCAGGAGACTATTCGTTAATCTTCAATCCAACGGCTGCTATGACGATTAGTTTGCCAGCGGCTTCTGCTGTTCCGGGACGTACTCTTGTCATGAAAACCATTGCAGCTTTTGCTGTGAATAGTAGTTTCAGCAACGTTGTCCCGCTAGCCGGAGGAGCAAACGGGGTTGCGATCCTTCCAGCGGCTGTAGGGAAGTGGTGTATACTTCAGAGCAATGGTGTCGCTTGGCAGATCATGGCAGCCAATTAAGGAACATATGAATGCTACCGACGCCGACTATACAAATTCCTCCTGATGCTCGGTTATCTGTCAGTCTAGAGCTAACGGCACAGCATTGGATTGAGGTAATGAATATTTTAAGCAACGGACCATACCGGATCGTGATGCCAGTAATTGATGAGATACAAAAGCAGTGTACCGATCAAGCAAAAGTTCCACGAGAAGGACGTATTATGGCGTCAGTAGACGGAAATAATCACGATGCTTGATTTTCCCAATGCGCCATCAAACCGCGTCCGCTGATCTGTGACCTATATAAGTCTGGCTCGAAGCGCAGTATCTCAGAACATAAAGGAAAGTGACATGAGCGGGACACAGATCGAGCCGACCACGCCGTTGCTGGTCACGCTGCCTGCACGGCAATGGAATAGCCTACTAACGGCTGCTGGCGAGGGCATGAATGCACTTGCTAGCATTATAAACGAGGTGCAGCGCCAGTGCATGCAGGCCTCGATGGTTGAGGCCGAGCCAATGCCCATTCCACGCCGCGAGCTGCGCCCCAACGGCGAGGCCAATGCCTAAACTCGCCCTGACCGGTGGCAGCTATCAGGCCCGCAGCGTCATCGCATCGGCCCAACGCTGCCTTAACTTGTTCCCGGAGCCGATGCTGCAGCAACAGGGCGAGCCTGCAGCATTCGCGCACTACCCAACGCCAGGCCTACGGTTGCTCAGCACGCTGCCGCAGGGACCGATCCGTGGTATCCGCCAGGCGACCACCGGCCAGATCTACGTCGTGGCGGGAAGCGGCGTCTATCTGATCGATCCCACGGCCTGGACTGGCTCGCTGCTCGGCAGCATCACCTCCGGCGTCACCACGCCAGTCTCGATGCAGGACAACACCCAGTCGATGGTCATCGTGGACGGATCGGCCAATGGCTGGACGATCGATCTTACATCCAACGCATTTGCGACGATCAGTGACCCGAGCGGCCTGTTCGCTGGCGCCGACCGGGTCGATTACATCGACACCTACTTAGTCTTCAACAAGCCAAACACGCCGCAATTCTACTCCAGCGACAGCCTCGCTGTAACGTTCGACAATCTGAACTTCGCCAACAAATCATCCTACACTGACAAACTGGTGACCCTGGTCGTGGCCAAACGCGAGATCTGGCTGCTTGGCGAGCGCACCACGGAGGTCTGGTACGACCTTGCCGCCGGCTCGAGTGGCGATATCTCAGCCACGTTCCCATTCTCCGAGATCCCGTCAACCTTTATCGATCACGGCTGCGCCGCGAAATACAGCGTCGCGACATACGACAATTCGGTGTTCTGGCTCAGTCGCGATCGATCCGGTCAAGGGATCGCCATGCAAGGCGCAGGCTATCAGAATAAGCGCATCTCGACTTTCGCAATGGAACAGATCTGGGCGGATTATGCGACCGTCAGCGATGCGATCGGCTTCGTGTATTTGCTCGGCGGCCACATCGTCTATGTGCTCACGTTCCCAACTGCGGATCATACCTGGGCCTACGACGTGTCCACTAATCTGTGGCACGAGTGGCTGTGGACCGACAGCCTGAACAACGAACATCGGCATCGTGCGAATTGCCATTACCACGTCAACGGTCTGAACGTGGTGGGTGACTGGCAGAGCGGAGCCCTATACGCACTCGACCACAATGTATTCGATGATGCCGGGCAACCGATCAAGCGGCAGCGGGCATTCCCGCACATCCTGAACGACGGCAAGCGCATGTTCTATCGCGAGTTCCTCGCCGACTTCGAGACCGGCAACGCCGGCCCCTATCCCGATCATCCGCAAGGCATCACCTCATGCACCTTCGCCGCTCCCGATGGCACCTTGCTCGAGAACTACGCGCCGCACGCAACCGACTTCCAGGCGACATGGACGCAGCGGGCAGGCTCGGTGCAGATCACGGGCCAGCAGGCGGTGCAGGTCACGGGACCGGCGATCTATCAACTCAACGCCGTCCCATCGCTGACGGACTACAGCGTGGCCTTCCGCGTGGTGCCGCTGACGCCCCTTCTCAACGATAGTATCGCTACACTGATCGGACGATCGCCGGATGGTGCCAATGGCTACGGCGCCGGCATTGAAATATCCGGCGGCATCTATTACGCCATGCTGAGCGGCTACGCTGCGGTGTCCTGCGGCTCCGCGCCGCCTGATGGGTGGTTTGACCTGTCGCTGACCATGGTCGGGCCGCTCATCGCGCTCCGCGTGCAGCGCTCGTCCGATGGACTTTATCTGCACCCTGACGGGACATGGACCAGCTCGGCCGATGCGGCGATTACTGAGGTCGACAACACGTATGCCGGGCCTGGAAGCGTGTTCCTGACGTTCAATGCGATCGTGACCGGTCCCATGGCCACCGAGGATAGCACCGGCCTGTGGACGCTGGAGGACGGCAGCACGAACGCCTGGGAGTGGGACGACAGCTCGGTGGGCAACTCGCTGGCGATCGATAACGTGGTGGCTTCGACTGTGCCCACGCCCTGGCAGCTGTGGCTGGACTGGAGCGACGACCGGGGGCACACCTACGGGACGCCGGTGCCGCAGACCGTGGGCGGCCAGGGGGAGTATCTCACGTCGATACAGTGGCAGCGGCTCGGCTACGCGCGTGACCGGGTATTTCGCCTGACCTGGACCTCACCGCTCAAGACTGCGCTGCTCGGCTCTTTTATCGACGCCCAGCCAGGACTGACATGAGCGGCACATCGCGCAACCTGTTCGCACATTTACCGGCATCGCCAATCATCGTCGGGCTCGGCCCACCCGATGGCAATCTTCGCGTGGAGTGGGCGCATTTCTTCGCCCAACTCTGGAACCGCACAGGAGGCGCTGTCAGCGGCGGTGCGCTGGCAGGCGACGCGCCGAGCGACGGCCATGGCTATGGGCGGCTAAATGCAGCCTGGGTGCAGGTGCTGCCGCTCGCAGGCACCAGCACGATTACCGGCATCGTCAATGCGCCGACCGCCGCGGCTGGCACGAACAGCACGCAGATTGCGACGACTGCCTATGCGGACAATCTCGGCGTGATCGGATGGGGATGATGTGGTACTGGCAGCCCATCTCCGCCTCGCAGCACAGCGCAGCACGACGCATCGCTTCGCCCCGCGTCATGCCGACACGCAACGCATCGCAACGCTTTAGGAGGTCACTATTCCGAATGTAAAGATCAGCGCCGCAACCGATATTGGCTCGCTGGTATCATCCGATATGTTCCCGATGGCACGCAGCGGCTCCTCTACGCCGTATCACGCGACCGCCGCCGAGATCTCCACCTTCGCTTCCGCCACGGTCGCCTCGGGCGCCTACGGCAATGTCGGGCGCAACCTGCTGCATAACGCGCTGTTCAACGTGCAGCAGCGCGGTACCGGACCATGGACGAGCGGCTATACGGCTGACCGCTGGGCGCTGCAGAGCGTAACCACCGGCTCCGTCTCGGCTTCAATAGGCGCGATCTCGGCCGCAAGCGCGGCTTCCTTTTCCGACGAGGCAGCCGAGCACAACCTCATCGCCACGGTGACGGCCGGCACCGGAGTGACCGAGCAGATTGCGCTTCAACAGAATATCGAGGATGTGCGTCGGCTGTCGGGCAAGAATGTAACCGTCAGCTTCTGGGCTTGGGTAGGCAGCGGCACACCCAAGATCGGCGTGGAACTGGTGCAGTATTTCGGCAGCGGTGGTTCGCCATCGGCGTTCGTGTCGGTGCCGATGGGCGCGGTCACCCTTAGCACCACGCCGACCCGATACACGCTGACGGTAGCGCTTCCCAGTGTTTCCGGCGCGACATTCGGCACCACCACAGGATCCGATTACACGGCGCTGAGCCTGTGGTTGTCCGCTGGTTCAAATAACGCAACGCGCGCGTCCAGCATTGGGCTGCAATCTGGCACATTCGAGTTCTGGGGCATGCAGCTGGAGATCGGCAGCGTGGCAACACCATTGGAGAAGATCGATCCGAGACTGGTTCTGAGCAATTGCCAGCGGTTCTATTGCATTGGCAGCGGCTCCTGGAGCTTCTATGCCACTGCAGCCGGTCAGTACGGCCTATTCACGGTGCCATTCGCGGTGCGAATGCGTACTGCGCCCATCGTTTCGATATCTCCTGCAGGCGGCGGCGGCTATTCAACCGTGGCAGGATATGCAGCGACACCGGATAGTTTTGTGATGCAGGCGACCAGCAGTGCCGTCGCCAATCCGGTGTATTTCAATTACAGCTACACCGCTAGCGCCGATCTGTGAGCGATGGACGCCCGTACGTCATCTTCGCATTGCCACGTTGCCGCACCGCATGGCTGTCGCGGTTTCTGACCTACGGCGACTGGCAGTGCGGCCACGACGAGCTCCGTCACTGCCGCTCGCTCGAGGACGTGGCGTCTTGGCTGTCGCAGCCCTGCACCGGGACGATCGAGACGGCCGCAGCACCGTTCTGGCGGCTCCTGCCGGCGGGAATACGGGTGGCGACGATCCGCCGGCCGATCCCTGACGTGCTCGCCTCGCTGCGGCGGGGCGGCATGACGTTTGATGATGAAGCAATGGCGCAGCTGATGACGCGCTACGACGCCAAGCTGACGCAGATCGAGCATCGGCTGCCGGGTGTCCTGGCGACGACGTTTGACGAGCTCGGCACTGAGGAAGGCTGCGTGAGGCTGTTCGAGCACTGCGTGCCATATCTGCACGATCACAGGTGGTGGAACTACCTCGATGCCATCAACATACAGGTCAACATCCCGCACATGATGGGCTACTTCCGCGCTTACGCGCCGCAGATCGAGACGCTGCGCACCAATGCTGTGAAGCTTCAGCGGTCTCTACTGGAAACATAAATCATGCACGCCACATCGGAACAAGAATTTCAAGAACGGCTTTGTTGCAGCCTCTTTGGGCTTAGTGCCGGAGCTCTCACGGCTATTGGCGGAGGGCTTTCGGGCGCCGGATCAGTCCTTGGCGGTCTGTTCTCATCCGGCTCCTCGAGCAAAGCGGCCGGCGAGTCGCTGTTCGGCACCGAGCTCTCGATCCTCAATTCGCAGCAACAGGCCAACACGGCGAGGGCGTATCAGCAGCCGTTCGTCAATCTCGGCTACGCGCAGATCCAGCCGACGCAGGCGATCGCATCAGCGCAGCCCGCCGGCACGTCGTTCCTCGACACCTCGCAGGGTGCGCTTTCGATGGTGCCAGGCGCCATCCAGAAGGCGACCAACTATCTCGATCTGGCGAACGCCAACCGGCCGCCGTCCGTCGTGACGCAGAACTGGTTACAGCAGCAGCCGGGTTATCAGTTCCAGCTGGACCAGGGACAGAAGGCGGTTGCGGCATCAAACGCGGCGCGTGGGCTCGGCGTATCCGGCTCCGAGATGAAGGGCATTGGTAGCTACGTCACGGGATTGGCCTCGTCCAACTACCAGAACGCGTTCAACAACGCGCAGACCAACTACAACGATATTCTCAACCAGGTGAACGCCGCACTGAACCTTGGCACCGGCTGGACCAACCTGTCCGGCAGCGCGCTCAGCGGCGCCCAGGTGGCGAACGCGCAGCAGCAACAGCAGTATAAACAGAACTACGACCTGCTGTCTCTCGGGCAGGCGGCGGCCAGCGGCGCTGCGGCAGCCGGCACCACAGAGGCGTCCCAGGTCGGCAACGCGATCAGCAGCGGCACGCAGCAATATGGCAACTACACGACAGCGTCGGGACAGGCGCAGGCAGCGGGAGCCAGCGGCGTTGGCAGCGCAGCGACCAGCGGCATCAACAACTATCTGATGTACTCCGCGCTCAGCAATGCGGGGCTGTTTGGCAATTCCATCACCGGCAATATCGGCGGAATTAATCCGCAATCCACAACCAATCAATATGGCACCACGGTAACCACGGTTGGAGCTTAGGTGATGGCGTTAAGCGCATACGGCGGCGAACTGGCGCGCGGCAGCGTGCTGAGCGCGATCGCGCATCCAACAGTTGTGGATCCGGCCGGCGCGCTTGGTCGCGCGGCGCAGATCGGCGGCAACATACTGGATCTCCAAAAGCTGCAGTCGCAGCAGGCGTGGGGGAACGCGTTGCAGCAGGCGACGGACCCAAAAACCGGCGAGGTAAACTGGCTGGCGGCGCAGCGTATCGCCGCTGCCAATCCGGCCGCCGCCATGGGCATGGCCGATAATCTGCGCAATGCATCGAACATCCGCAGCCAACAACTCGAGCAGGGCAACGCGGCTTACTCCAACATTGCCCGCAGCGCGCTGACGCTGCAGAACGATCCATCAGATGATAATGTGCGCGCCGTATTCAGTGACTTGATCCGTACTCACCCAGGTTCGACTGATCAAATCACTAGAGAGATGAACGCCGTTCTGGCGATGACTGATCCGAAGGATCGGGTGCAATACGCATATCGGCACGGTATTGCCGCCTTGGATGCACAGAGCGCCATGAACCGCTCGCCGTTCGGGCAGACGACACTCACCCAGTTGGGGGGCACTACGGCGCCGACAACACTGGTTCAGCCAAGCCCCTACGGAACGGGAGGCGTGACGGTCGGTGGGGGCATTGCCCATACGCAAGATCCGGGAACATATTACGCACCGCAGCCAAGCGTCATTATGTACGACGCCAATGGCCAGCCGACGACAGATCCCACCAAAGCTGTGCGTTCCGTGCCGACCGTCACGCCGAGAGGCCCCGTAATGGGGGCGCCGGCTCCCGGCACCGTAGCCCCCGCACCGCCGACTGCACCATTACCAACTGGCTATCAGCCGCGACCCAATGCGCAGCCTCAGCCCTCGCCCACGCCCGCGCCGCGTGGACCCAATCAGGCGCCCACTACGTCTGCGTCGTCATCTGCACCTACGCCACCGCCCCAACCGCCCACGCCTACGACATCCCCCCAACCGCCCACGCCAGCCCCAGTCATAACTGGATTGCCGACCGGAACTGAGCAGGCAGCCGGCACCGATGTCGCGAAATATCAGGAAGCGCAGAATGTACTGCCGTCCCAGCAGACGAACCTTATAGCCGGAAAGGCTGCGTTGGATGCTCTGAAGCTGGCCCGCACTGGGCCCGGAACTTCTTTTGTCAACCAAGTCAAGGCGTTCGCCCAGGCGCAGGGACTTGATATCTGGCGTGACCCGCAAACCAACACCGTTCCGACCGATCCGACGGTTGCCTACCAAGTCGCTCGTAAAAACCTGTTGCGGTTTGCGCAGGGTAATGGCTCCCGCATCGGCACCGATCTTGGCCTGGCCACGCAACTAGAAAGCAATCCCAATGTTGATCAGATGGTGAACGCTGCCAATGATCAGGTGCTGAAGAAGGATATGGGCGTTGCACGTCGAAACGTGGCCGCGACGCTCGAGGCCCAGAGTGGCGACGTGGGGAAAAGCCGTGGCGTCGGTTGGGCCGATCATATCGCCAAGTTCACGAACGAAACAGATCCTGTCGCTTTTGCTTGGGATCTCTTAACGGGAGATGAGCGGAATAGGCATATAGCGGAAGTCTCCAAAGTCAAAGGCGGCCTTGATAAGCTGGACAAATCGCTTGAACTCGCAGCGAAACACGGCCTGATCAATATTCCGCAGCAAGCCAATGCCCAATGATGCATACGATGACCTATTCGACGCATGGGGGAAAGCGCTGAACGTCGACCCGCAGCTTGGCAAGACCGTGTTCCACGTCGAAAGCAACGGCAATCCCAACGCCCCTAACGGCGCCAACGGCGAGGTCGGGCCGATGCAGATACTGCCGTCGACCGGCGCGGCCATGGCACGCAAGATGGGTTATGATCTGCGTGCGGTGAATTTGCATGATATGGGCTGGGCTGTGCCTCTCGGCATGCAGTACCTGGCAGACGGTCTGAACGCGACGGGCACGGCTGAAGGGGCATTGGGATATTACAACACCGGCAGTGCAGATCCGCGCCGTTGGCGGACGGACTACATCAACCGGGCTGTCCGGTTGTATCCGAAGATGACGCTGACGCCAGCACAGCCACCGCAAGGCAGTACACCGGAGCAGCAGCAACCGCAGGGCGACGAGCAAGATGCCGGACGACAGCAGCAACAGTGATCTGACCGGCGCACAGATCCGAGCCCGGTTCGGTGACGGGGGGGATGCTACGTCTGCTGCGCCGCCAGCAGATACGAGTACCAGCACACCCAGTGGCGCCGACATCCGGAGACAATTCAAAGCAGCCGATGCGCTGCCGACCCTCACGGCCCTTGCGACAGCCAAACCAGGCGACATCGACCCCCTCACCCAACGTCCGGTAGTTTTCGCCACAGCAGGAACGCCAGGGCCGGTCGGGCAATCCACTGGCACGCCGATCCGTGAAGACATGGTACCGGGAACCGGCATCCAGGCGATCATCAGTCTTGCTGGTGATCCGGAGCAGAAGCGGCGCATAGCGGCTGCGCAGCTATTCCCGAACTTGAAGCCACTCGAGGCGCAATCTCGCATTTTCTATGGTCCGAATGGACGCATGGCGGCAATCAGTGACGACGGGACGCCGTATTATGTGGACCCGCTGCCAAGTGATCGCACCATTGGAGGAGTTGCGGTTCCTAGCAATCCGCTTGCCTATGCCGGCACGGGCGTGGGACCGGCCATGCCAGCGGCTGGCGCGACGGTGGGAACTGCGCTTGCGACCCCTGGTGTTGCGCCGCTGGCCGGAGCTGCTGGGGGCGCCGCTGGCGACATAGTGCGTCAAGCCCTGGCGCGAAAGTTCGATCCCGGTTCACCAACCTATGATCCAAAGGCTACGCTAGGCGCGGTGGGCACTGGCGCTATGATCGGAAGCATCGGTGCCGCTGGAGACATTCTCAGCAGTAGCCGCCCGGCGATTTCTGGCGTCACAAGTAAGGACATGACGCCGAGCGCGACAGGCCCGGCGATGCGCAATCCGGTGGTCACCGACACGGTTCCCACGACTTCCGATGCCGCAAAGACGCTTGCGCGGCCTTACTACAAGATGGCGGAAACATCTGGGGCGGGCTCTACCTCAGAAGGAACCGATGCGATTATCGGGCTTGCTGAGGACAAGCTGCCGACCGGGCTTGTGGGAGAAGCACGAGGCGGTGCCGTCCCCGACTTCGTCAAATGGGTTCAGCAGTTCAAGGGCAAGCCTCTGACCTATGAAGATCTGGATAACATCGATGCGGAGTTAGGCGAGCGTATCAGTGAAAATTACAAGTTCCCAGGCGGACTTTCACAGCAAGGCAAAGACCTGGAAGACATCCAGACCGCCATTCGTCAACGACTACTCAATCCACAGCAGGGAGATCTGACGGGCGATCCGAGTGCTTTTGCTGCCAGGAAGGCCGGCGATCAGGCTTGGTCACAGTCCAAGAAGATGGCGGATGTAGAACGCATGTGGGCTAAGGCCCAGGACACACAAAATCCCGATACATCGTTCGCCAATCAGTGGAGAAATTACAAGTTTAGCGCTAAGGCGCGAGGGTGGTCAGACGAGGAAATAGCTGCAGGAAATGCCGCCGCGACAAGCGGACGCGAGGCTCCGCTTATGCATATTCTCGGCAGCCGTCTTCTAACGGTGGGAATGACCACTGCCGGTACCGCTTTGGGCGGCGCGGCAGGCTCATTCTTTGGGCCGCTCGGAACCTATGCTGGCGCAGCGCTTGGCGGCCCGGCTGCCGCCATTCCTTCATATATTGCCGGCAGTATCGCTAGGCGGGCGGCAACCGGTGCAACCGAGCGTGGCGTGCAAAATGCCCTGACGGTGCTGGGGCGTGGTACACCGCCGTCAGTGCTGACGCCACCGCCCTAAAGGCTGAACCCAATGGCCAGCATCGCTATCACGCGAAACGTTGTCATTATCGCCTTATGCCACCGGGTCTCATAGTGTGGCGTCTCGTAGTGTGACGCCTTGTAGTGTGGCGATGGTGCCTCAAAGTGTGGTTCAATCGCAGTCAGCGACAGAACTTCTTTCCACGTCATCCTATGCTGTTTGCGGAACTCTTCGGCCGCCAACGCAGCTGCATCACGCTCGCCGGCCGAGTTGCTCCCCAGCATGCCGAGAATAGCCGCCAGCCGCTGGCGTTCTGCGCCGGTCATGGTGTGTGCAGCAGAACGGTGAGAAGATTGGGCAGCGAGCCAAGCAGAGCGCCTACCAGCGCCGCCAATGCCACCGCCAATAGTAGCCGCGGCTCGCGGCGGTACTTCAAAGCCTCCTCAGTCAGTTTGTTCTGTTCAGCCATCAGTTTACGCGTCTCGGCAATTATCCGGTCCAACTCAATCGCGTCGCGTTGCGTGCTTGATGCGCTCATGGTTCTCAGTCCTTGTGGACGGTGTAGTCCTTGCCGAGCATGCATTCGTCGTGGGCAGCCCTCATGGCGTTGTCATGGCCGGCTTGGGCAGCGGCGACGAAAAGCGGCGGTCCGAAAGCAAAGCTCTCACCAACGATCTGCTTTGCTTCGAGGGCGCAAGCCAGGTTATCACGGTGGAACTGCGCCTCAGTCGTACCGGGAGGCATGTCAAACTTCGTCGGCGCGCACGCAGCCATTGCCAGCACTGCGGCGAGTGCTGCTAGGGTCTTGATAGCCATGGGTCCAAGTTCCTTCCTTGGGTTTGTGGTCAGGGCCGTTGCTGTGGGGCCACCGCAGCAGCGGTCCGCTTTTCATCGATCAGGCGGCGCAGCAGCTCGCCAACGGAAATGCCGAGCCGCTGCGCCTCGCTATGCAGCCACGCCAGCGCAGATTCAGGAAGTGCGAAGGAGAGCCGCCGCATAACGACTACCTCAGTAGTCGCTAGTACCTACCGTGTCCAGTGATATTCCTCTGACAAGCAGGAGCAAAACGCATGCCTACCATCGACGTCGTTCTCGTTGGCAAGCTGACCACGCCGGATGTCAGCACCGGCCCGGTGCCCCCCCAGCCAGGCGTGCCTACACACCCGATTGTAATTCCGGAGCCACCGCTCTCGATATGGGGAGGGGGCAACGTGCCTTATCCCCAGCCTCCGATCTACATCCCTGTGCCGCCGCCATCAGGAGGAGGCGAGCATCCGGAAAACCCGATCTACATCCCGGTCTATCCGGCACATCCAATCGTAATCCCACTGCCGCCGTTGCCGCCCTCCGATGCCCATCCCGAGCACCCAATCGTGCTGCCGCCCGTCGTGTGGCCACCGCTGCCGCCGAAGCCGCCGCTGGGGATCTGGGGGCCGACGGATCCAAGGCCGTCGGTGCCGATCTATATTCCGGTCCAGCCGCCGCCAGTCGAAGGGCAGCCGCCGGTTCCAGCCCATCCGATCTACATGCCGGTGTATCCGGAGCACCCGATCGTGCTGCCGCCGGACGAGGGTGAAAAGCCAGAGCCGCCTCCTGGCATGATCAGCCCGCCGACCGGGCTGCCGGGGTTCTGGAGCTACAGCCCATTTTACGACAGCTATGTGTTCGTGCCGTATGCCGGGACACCTGGGGTGCCTCAGCCTCCTGGCGGCCGCCGGTAGGCCAACCCGCCCTGCTGCAGCACCACTGGTGGCTCCTCGCCCTAGTGGTGCTGCTCGCATCGCTGATGATCGATTGACGGCATGAGCGAGCCCCAGAATGGCCGCAATGGCAGCGTCGTGGGCATTGCGGGGCGCATCGCAGCGTCGCTGCCGGCGCAATTCCTAGCGTTGGTGCTGATCAACGTCATCGTGCTCTGGCTGCTGTTCGAGCACCAGAGCAACCTGTCTGAGGCGCGAGAGCGCGTGCTGATTGAACTGATCAAGACGTGCAGCGCACACTGATCGACCGCTTGAGCCACATTATGCTGCCTCCCTCAGTTGGACGATGTTGCTGGGCTTGCGGTTGCCGAGCAATGAGTGTGCCGACGGCGAGCCGGGCGGCAGCAACAGATCTGCCCACAGTTCAGCCAACGGCCGGATCTTGCGCTCGTTTCGTGCTTGGTGCGTCCGGTTGTAGAGTGTGGCGACCCCGTCCTGAACGCGGTGGGCGATCATCGCCTGGAGCAGAGCGTCCGCTTGCGGATGATCAGAGTGCTCCCCGGTGATCGTCACCATGGTCGCTCGCCAGCCGTGTGCGACATGCACGCCCTTGCCCAGGACGAGGGCCAACTGGCGAGGAAGTGTGACGCGCCCATAGGGCTGGTGTGCTCGTTCGACGTGACCTGGGAAGACATATACCGCGCCGGCTGGAGCCACGCTGCGGGCTGCCTCCAGCACGTCCATCGCCTGCGGGCTTAGGAAGACCGTGTGGGCCTTCTTCTTCCCCTGCGCGCCCTTCATCCTGCCGGCTGGTATGCGCCACACAGAGCCATCTATTTCGTCCCAGCGGGCACACCTGACCTCAGTCGGCCGCAGCCCAGTGAGCGCGCCGAAGCGGTGAAGCAGTTTCAGCATCGCGCTGCAATTCGATGTCTCGAAACGCCGCAGGACATCACG